AAGCGACCACCAAACATGCTGCAAAGAACCGCAGAATATCCAGTCCAAGAATGTGCTTAACGTTGATTGCAGGTCGCAATTTAATTCTCCTGATATTTTTTTGATAATATCATGAATTTCCATCGAGAACTATATCTAGTTGCCGCTACTGTCGCAGTCACATTGGGACCGGCATCTCCCAAATCACCGAAGTGTTCGGCTGGGCCTCATTGTTGGGCAGAAGGCGCAGCTTGTTGTCCAGCCGGAGCGCAGCTTGGTCTATATACGCGCCACTGTACGCGCCCACCGGGTGCGTGATCGCGTACTTCTTCCACGTCGCACCAGAATCGGTGGTGGTGAAAAGGTACAGCTGGTTCGCCGTGCCAAGAGTGGCTGGTACGTTGTCGTCCGTGGTTGCGGTGGTAACAATGATCTTGCCGTTGTGGTACGCAACGTGGGGCGTGCCCGCATCCTGCACGCCGTTGTGCGCTAACAGGCGAGTGCGCACCCACTTGTTGGTGGTGGTGTTGTATTTCGCTACCCACAGGCTTCGGAAGGCCTCATCCGGGTGCTGCCAGCTTGCGACCAACAGCGGCTGGCCGTCAGCGCCGATCGCGATGCGCGCCACGCTCGCATTGTGGTTGTAGTTGTTGTTCGGGAACGCGATGTCGCTGTCGTCCGTGCCGCTGACCAGAGGGAGATTCAGCGCCTTGCCGCGCATAGTCGTGAAGGTCGCCCCGCCGTCCGTTGACTTGATCAGATTGATGTTCTGGCGCGGGTAACCCGACATCTCGAACGGCCCATTGCCTTGCAGGAATTCCGTCGTGACGTACAGCGTATCGACGCTCGAAAACCCAATCTCCATGCCGTAAGAGCCAAGGTACGATGCCGCATTACCAGCGAGGAAGTCAGAGCCCTTGCGTTCGAACGTGGCGCCGTTCCACTTATAGATGCCGGCCAGGTAGCCATTGCCGCGCGCGCCCATCCACATACTGCCGTCGAACTGGTTGCGGAAGAAGCGGCGGTACGAGCAATTCACGTCCAGGCCGGTCGGCGCAGTTGTTGTAGCCAATGCCGAAATGTCCTCGGTAGGCGATGCCACACCCCTCCATGAAGTATGGTGCGCCTCGCCATAAGCGATGACCTTGCCGTCATCAGTCACGCACACACTGCCGTCCCGGTGCCCGATGGTTGTATCGTGCGTGCCGGTGGTTAGCTGAACGTCCTGCATCATCTCGTACGTGTTTTTGTTCAACTTGGCCAGGCGCGATTGCTGCACGCCGCCGACGGTCACAGGGGCGACGACATAGACCGCATTGGCGGTAGTCCAGATCGGCGTGTACAGCGACAGCAGCGAGATCACCTTGCTGCCTGAGTACGGCGTGTTGAAGCTCGTTGGCGACAGATTGCCGGCAAGCAAGACGCTCGCTTCGACCAGCACAGGGGTCGGGACCAGCTCGAATCCGCGAATGCGCATCGTGCCGCCCACGGTGTCCTGCTGGCGGCCCACCTTAAAGTGCGAAATACGCCCGGCATCTTCGCGGGTGAACGAAAACGGTAGTTGCGACCGCTCGACAATACCGGCCGCTTGAGGTGGTACGAGGTTGATCACCTTGTTCGCATATACAGGGTTCGACGATGCAGTCCACGGCTCGTAGGCTCCATAGAACTTCACTGATGCGGGCGACGGCAGATTCGGAGCGCCGGCCAGCGACCACAGCATGTAGACGTCGTACTTCTGCCCCACGACCGCAGTATCTGCCGTGAAATGGATTTGTCCCTGCGCGTTCGGGAAGGCGTATGCGGCCGCCCCGTCGACGTCCGTGGCGGTATATGGCGAACCGGTGCTGACTGCCATTTTGGATGGCGTGATCATGATCGTCGGGTTCACTGGGACCGGAACAGGATTTGCGCCGTCGATTCCCTGCAGCGCGCCGGCCGTCTTCGCGAACAGACCAGTCACCGCCGCATACACGCCGCCTTTCTTGATGAACGTGCCGACCGGACTGACGTACCCGCCGCCCTTCTTAACTTTGATGCCCATTACGACACCTGGATGTAGATCGTGCCGTTCGGGCGGCCGTCAGAATTGCTCGGCGCGGCGGTGGACAAAACGAATCCAGGAACAGCGCCAGCGATATCGGTCTCGAAAGCCGGCAGCTTGGCTGCGAATGACGCTGGCATCGAATTGAAGACGGTCAGGGTTGAGCCGGTGAACGTCGCAGCCGCAGTGCCGCCCGCCGAGCTGGACAAGACCGACGTGCGGGTCAGCACCGTCGCGCTGGTGACCGTGAACAGCGACGTTTCTTTATTGCCGGCACCGTCTTCAATCATGAACGGCACACCCGTGTCGCCGATCGCGAGCGCGCCATCAGCGATGGCCTGCGCCAGCGTACGGAATCCCGCCACTGCCGCGCTCAGCGTGATCGTTGCGGCGCTCGTGCCGGTAGCGGTGAATTTCAAGCGGTCAGCAAATTTCATGGGGCGCGGTCTTTCGTGGGAGATCGATTACAGCTCGATGGTTTTCATTTGCCCGCGCCGCTCGTACATCACCTTGGTGATTCCGAGTTCGCGGAGCATGTTCAGTGCGCGCGCATGCGTCGCGCGGTCGATCTTGCCGACGGCGCCGTGCACATACACGGTGCTGCTTGTCAGGTGGTCTATCGTGATGATCCCGAGGTATGGCCGGCGCGCCTCGTAGCCGCCAGGCTCGGCGTACACGCGTATGGTCGAGACCTTGCGGGCCATGTGCAGGTGGGTCATCAGGATCGCCCAGTTGATTGCGATTACTTCTTGGCGCGCGGCGACTTGGCCGGCTCACCGTTGATTGCCGACTCGGCATTGCTGAAGGCGCCCAGCTCGGTGGCTGCGGCTTCCAGCTCGGGCGGGCACTCGTCGCCAGGCTGATACTGGACCGGGTAGATTTTGCCGTCTGGGACGCCAAGGAATGGTTGCACGAGTTGCATTGAATTCTCCAGTTGGGAAGGACCCGACTTGCGTCAGGCCCTTCCGGTTACGCCACTGTTACGCGGCGGCGATCTTCATGAACTTCATGCACTCTGGGTTTTCCAGGCCACCGCCGACGCGCTTCGTGGTGTAGAACATCACGTAAGGCTTCTTGGTGTACGGGTCACGCAGCACGCGTACGCCGACGCGATCAAGGATCTTGTAGGCGCGCTTGAAGTCGCCGAAGGCCACGGCCAGGGAGTTGGCAGCCACACCCGGCATGTCCGGGATGTCGGCGATCGAGTAACCAGCCAGGGTCGATGGCTGGCCAGCCTGCAGCGTTGGCTGCCACAGGTAGTTGTTGTCCGAGTCCTTCAGCTTGCGGATCTTCAGCATCGTGTTGCGGTTCATCGCGAACTTGGCATTGCCCGTGAAAGTCTCCGGCAGCGCGTAGACGAGGTCCAGAATGCCGTCGCCGGTGATTGCGCCAGCCGCACCGGAAGCGATCACCTCGATGCCGCCCAGGGGGTGCAGGTTCGCACCGCCAGCGGCATAGGTCAGAATGCCGCGCGGTTTCTTCACGGCGTCGCCCGACACAAAAGCCTTACCCTCTTGATATGCGAACTCGATGTCGACCTCGTCTGCCAGCCAGCTTTCGATATTGATCTCGCTGTCGTCCAGCATTTGCTGAGTGGCCGAAGGGTTCGCGTAGAGCTCACCCCAGCTGTACGCCTGTTCGGCCAACTTCGGGGTGCCGGTTTCTGGACGCTCATCGGTTTCGCCAACCCAGCCGGAAGTGGTGCCACGCTTGTTCACCAGCTTCTTGTAACCATCGCCGCCGACTTTCTGAACAGTACACAGCGCGCGCATTGGCGACACGATGACCAACTTATCGGTGATGGTCCGGTCCCATTCGACGGGCGAGGTGTAACCACCGTCTTCCGCAGCGCCCTTGTTCAGAGCGGCCTGGATATCGCCTTTTCGCATGTGCGCCTGGAACGCCGCACTGTATTCCTTGTCTTGCAACGGGCGAGCGCCGGTGTGGCCCATTTCAGCAGCTGCCATCTTCGTATTGGCGGCATCGATTGCAGCCTGGAGGTCAGCGATATTCGCGTTGATCTGGTCGACCTTCAGCGCCTGGAACGAGTCGGCCTGGCCCTTCTTGATGTCGTCCAGCTGCTTGGTGTGCTCGGTCTTGAACGCGGCGAACGCGGTGTTCAGCGCTTCGACAGTCGCTTTGACATCGAGGTCTGCGCGCACGCTGACGATGCCGCGGGTGACGTCAGCTTGGGCAGCTGCGGCCATGCCGGCGACCAGGGCGGAGGCGATCATCATGAAGGCCGTGGATTGCTTTTTCATTGGGTACCTTTCAGGTTATTCAGGAGGTTTTGCAGGGATGCTGCGATTTCAGGACCAGCGCTCGGCGTGGTCGGATTTTCAGCAGCGCCCGGCGTGCCAGAAAATAGGGATCGGAGGGTGTCGCGGCGCACCGAGCGGGAATGCCCGGCGCGCGCCATCGACGCCTCAACTAGGGCCAGGGTCTTTTTGTTCCCCTGTGCCTTCGTGTCATGAGTGATGCTCGAACGGTCGACCATGCCGGTGGCAAAGCCGTCTTTGATGGCCTGAGTCGCACCGATCCAGGTTTCAGCGTCCATCATCGCGGCCGCCTCCTTGACCGACTTGCCCGAGCGCGCGGCGTAGACTTCGGCCATGGCTTTGTCGAATGGCGCCAGCTGCTCGGATGCAGCCTTCATGTCGTGGCGATTGCCGACCGCAACGGCCCATGCGTTGTGGATCATCAGGAACGAACCGTCGCCCATCAGGATCTCGTCGCCGGCCATGGCAATGACCGAAGCCGCCGACGCGGCCAGGCCCATCACTTGGACGGTGACCTTGGCCTTGTGCTGGCGCAGCAGGTTGTAAATGGCCACGCCTTCGAAGAAGTCGCCGCCTGGCGAGTTCAGGTTCACGATCACATCGCGCTCGCCAATGGTGCGCAGGATGCCGGCCGCACGGCTGGCGGTGAAGCCCGAGCCGTCCCACGACGCGCCGATCTGCTCATAGATCGAGATCGTTGCGCTGTCTTCGACGGCAGCGCTGACGCCCGGCTCCCAGCGCTCGAGCGCCTCAGGGCGCATGTCGAACTGTGCGGCGCCCATGCGGGCATCCGCCTTGATTTCAGGTAGTTGGAGCAGGGACATTCGTATTCCTTGTGAGGGTACTTGCGAGCGACTCGGCTGCCGGGTCATTCGATTTTGAGAGGTCGAGCCGGTCACGCACTTCGTTCTGGCTCATGAACGGCTTGCTTCCGCCCGAGCCCATGGCCTTGGCGAAGAAGTCAGCTTGATCCTTGAGAGTGCCGCGCAGCAGCGCGTGCTCGTTGAACTTGGCGTAGTAGAGATCGCGCTCTTTATCGCTGAGCAGCTTGAGGGCGATCTCGTCTTCCCAGATCGTGAACCAGTGCTGCAATCCGTACTGGACGAAGAAGATGCCCAGCTGCTCGATGCCGCTTCCCCAGGACGTGTCGTCCATCATCAGCAAAGGGCGTGGCACGCCAAACGCTCGCGCAACTTCTTCGATCTGGTGGTTGCGGCCTTCTTGCAGCTGCGAGTCGTTCGCGGTATTCGCCCACTTCTCGGCTTTGATCCCGCTCTCCAGCACCATCCACTTGTGGGCGTGCTCGGTGCCGGTGTAGCGAGACTCCAGGCTGTCCTGGATATTCTTGATCTGCTGCGGGTTCAGCTTAGCCGGGTAGGAAAGAGCACCGCCGGCCATGACGCCATTCTTGAAAATACGGGCCGCCGCCTTCTGGGCCTGCAGCGCAAGCCCGATCGACTCCCGCGCCTTGTGCACGCGGGACAGGCCGACCAGGCCGTGATCATCATCGGCCAAGTCGGCGATATGGAAGATGTCTCGCGCAGCCAGCGTCACCACCCCACCATCGGGGCGCTGCACCTCGTAACGCACAGTGAAGTCGTCGTTCAACTTCGGGGTCACCTTGCGCGGGTCCAGAGGAATCAGCCGCACGACGGTATTGCCACGCCAGATCACACGTGCGTATGCGTTGCCGTAGACCAGCGCGCGGAGCTGCATCGTGCTCTTGAACTTGTAGGCGCCCTGGTACTCGTTCGGCTTTTGCTTCAGCACCCGATGCAACGGGTGATCGACGGCATAGGCCTTTTCGTCGCCGCGCTTTATCAAGTTCAGCGTCAGCATCCCGATCGATTCGGAAACCAGGCTCACGCACCGCAGCACCGCCATGTTCTCAAGTGCCTTCGATGCCGTGACGTACTCGCCGCTGGCGGTCTCGCCGCCGCGCATGAAGTCCATCAGGTCCGCACTGGCCAAGGATGCAAAAGCCTGCCCCTCCGGATGCGCCTGCGCCTCGGGTCCGCCGGCGGGCTGCGCTTCAGGCGCGACGGCCTGGCTGGCAGGCGCAGATGGCCAGAGCCGATCAAAAATTCCCATTGGGTTCCTTAAAACATGAGGATGCCGCGCTCGCTGTATGCCGATTCGACAGCAGCCGGATTGAGCGCCATCAGGGAAACCGCGCAGAACGTAGACATAAGCGGGTCAATCTTGGCCTTGCCGGAAGCCTGTTTGGTGATCAGGATGGCATTGCCCTTGTCTTCGATCCGGGCGTTGCCGACGCACCAGGACATCATCGGACGGCCAGCGTGCAGCAGCTCGCCACCAGCCACTTTTCGTTCGGTGTCCTTGATCGCGCCATTCAGTTTGTAGCCCTGCGAGATAGCGACAATGTGCTTCATCTCGATGCCGCGCTCTTCGGTGATCAGTTCGTCGACGATTGCGCCAATGCCGGCGGCGTCGACGCCGATACTTTTCTCATCAGGAAGTAGGCCCGAGTCGCGCACTTTGCAGATCAGATCGGCCACAGCTATGACGTCGTCGCCAGGGCGCTTGACGATCGTCAGATCGCCCTGCTTCTGGAAATCAAGTAGCCGAGGTGCGATCTCCTTGCGCCGCTCGAGTGCAATCTCGTGCACCCAAGCATGGCACCAAAGCAGCCATCTACCGGTTTCACGTTCGCGGCCTAAAACCGTCAGGCCAAGCAAGTCATCCAGCCCGCCGCCGTCGATGCCGATGACTGCAACTTCAGATCGCTCGATCAGGGATTCCAGCGTAATGGTCGTGTCGACTGCGGCCTCCCAGAAGTCAGCACCCGCCCAGCGGTCCGATCGCAGGTTCAGACCGATCTCGACGTTCGCGTGCTTGGCCATGAAGCCGCGAAACGATTCGCCGCCCGCTAGATTTGCCTTGCTGAACTCGCGCTCCAGGAATGCCTGGTCGACCGAGAACCCCATGTTCGGGTTCACCATCGCCATGTTTTCGAGCAGCAGGCAATCGCCCGACACCACCATTTCAGGCGGATGCTCGAAGATGATCGGGACGAAGGCGGGGTCGAGGATCTC